TTATCCCTGCTCAATCAGCAGCGCCGACAGCCTGCGCCACTCTTTCGCAAACTGCTGCCTCAGATAAAACTGCCTGAGAATGATGGACAGCTTCTTGGCAAACCCGGCCTTGGCCTCTCTTGCCAGCAAGCACTGGATCTCCGCCCAAAGTGAATCACGTTCAAAGCCGGTCCAGATCGGTGGCACGGGTGCCAGGGTGTTGGTGTAACAAACCGGCGCCACCCATTCGAACAAGACTTTCTCCACATGAGTAACAGGAAAAGCCCTTGCCACCTTGGCGATGTACTCGTAATCGACCTCGTTATCGACGAAGAGGTCCGATAGCGCTTCGCACAGGTCGATGTCTGACAATGGCTGTTCCACTCTCAAGCTCCACAAAGCCCAATGGCTTCAATTTACACCACAGACAACCAACGGGTTCAACCTCACAGCTTCCTCCAGGTGATCTGGGGCAAAGTGGGCATAACGCATAGTCATCGTGATGGTGGAGTGACCCAGGATCTTTTGCAGCACCAGGATGTTGCCGCCGTTCATCATAAAGTGGCTGGCGAATGTGTGGCGTAGCACGTGGGTGCTTTGTCCTGGTGGCAACTCAAGCCCAATCCGTTCTGCCGCCATCTCGAAGGCGCGATAGCAGTCACCGAACAGGCGGCCACGCTTTCTGGGCAACTGGGCATAGAGCTCGGGGCTGATGGGCACACTGCGGCTCTTCTTGCTCTTGGTGCGGGTGAAGGTGACGCGATTAGGGGATACCTGAGACTGGGTTAACTCTTCCACCTCAGACCAGCGGGCACCAGTGGCGAGGCAGAGCTTCACCACCAACAACAGATCGGGGTTGGGACTTTCCTTGCAAGCAGCCAGCAGGCACTTGAGTTCGTCAGGGTAGAGAAAGGCGAGTTCTGCCTCGGCCACCTTGTAGGCCCGCAGACCATCGAGGGGGTTTTCCCTCTGCCACTCCCCTAGCCTCTTCAGCTCGTTGAAAACCGCGCGCAGATAGGCGTGTTCGCGGTTCACTGTGTTGGGGGTGACTCCCAGCTTCTCCTGGTTGACTGCGCGCCGGTCGGTGATATCGCCCGAGAGCCGGGCTTCACGATAGGCAGCAAAGTCACGGGCGGTGAAGTCTTCGGCGAGGGGATCGCCCAGTGCATCGCAGATGGTCAGCAACTTGGACTTGCGGGCCTCCCCATCACGCAGGCTCTGACCATGGCGGCCAAACCAGAGCCCGACCAGATCAGAGAGGCGCCGGCCATCAGTCGGTTCTCCCTGCCCCTCCAACCAGGGCTTTCCCTTGTCTGGGTCTTGCACAAAGCGCTCGAACGCCAACGCCTCGCCCTTGGTAGCAAACTGTTTACGGATCCGGGGGGCGTTGGGGCTTTCCTTACTTGGCCGTCCTTCAGGGTAGATCTCGGCAAGCCATTTGCCGGACGTCTGTTTTCGTACTGCCATTACACCTCCTGCGCACACTGTGATTATATACAGCACACTTGATAATTGGAAATGTTTGGTTGAGTCAGAAACATATATGGGAGAGTGAGTAATCTATTTCTATACGCACAATTATTGATACTTAAATAAGATCTCGCACTTTATAAGTTCACCACTAAATCAAACACCCATATAATTTGATTAATTTTTACATCACCTGTATAATTGGATTCTAAAACCATTAGAATGGATAATAAAATGCGCATATATCATATTGTTTTATTGGGCTTTTTGTTCTTATCCGGATGCGGAGGAGAAGGCGGTTCTGCAACAACTTCAGAAATAAAGCCATCTGAAGAAATTAATTTTTATGCAACTAACGCTGGTAATTTTGGTCGAGCATTTATGCTAGCAAGTGCATATTCTGGGAACGTTGAAAAAACTATAATTACTACTGGATTAAATTTTCCAACGTATGAATTCCGATCACCAAATGGGGCTGAATTTAAAGTCATAGGGCAGGATAATAGCTATGTAAACATTAGTAATCTTATTATTGAAAATACCAGCGCCAGTAAAAAAAACAATTTATACTTGGGTGTTATTTCAATTTCAGACGGACAAAAATTGACTGCTGATGCCTTCAAGGCCATAGATAACATATATATAGTTCCAGAAGGAACATCGATTTTTGTTTATCCAAAGTGGAGAATAGATAACATCATTTCTTTTGCAAAAACAGCAAAAGAATATGGGGTTAAAAATGTTAAGTTGATGCTGTGGGATAGTATAAATAAATCTGAGATTGCTAATTCATCTGTTGAAATCAAAATACTACCAGAAAACGGAGTTAATTACGAATTCTTTAGCTTTTCCAATATGGCAGATAAAATAAAATTCCTTAAAACCAATGAAGGATTATTATCTACTGCAATATATTCAGGCGCAATCAACCCTTCAATAACAGACGATGACATTTTCATTAAAAGTCGAAACTTTGATGAAACAAAAGAAAGCGCCGTATTTTTAGGCAGCTATACCAGAAATGAAATCAATACATCCAAGAGCAATCAGATTGAAATTCTTAAAAAACTAGAAAAAACTATTGATCATCAAAAATACAACTTAATTTTCAAAGGACACCCTAGTGAAGTTTCTGTCAACGATTGGATCTCCAACAATACAGACACTTCCTCTGCATCATATTTCAAGAGCTTCCCATATGAATTATGGCAGATTATTGGTGGCGGTGAACATAAATACTCTTATAATGGCGTAACATATAATTTATTTTTACCAAAAGCTCCGACAGAGATATATAGTCTTTTCAGCACATCTTTGTATGCAGAAAAATCAGATAAAATAAAAACAATTATTGGCTATAACAAGGTTATATCTAATGATGGGGAATTCATTTTAACTAATGAAGTTGACCCATCAGCTGTAGAAGATCTAGTTGAATATAATCGCTGGACAGCACTTACAACGAATATAAAAGTACCATTTAAAATGGCTTACGCGTTCATAAATGATCACTAGTATGATTATCATAACCTTGTGTAGACAAAGGGCGCATTAGCGCCCTTTTTATCGTTTTCTGAAAATCCGGTGTTCTACCATCACGCCGATGATCTCGATGTGCTGTCGGTCGGAGTGCATGGTGGGGAAGTCGTCGTTGAGGGGTACCAGTTCAAACACCTCTTGCCCGTTCTCGTCGATGCCGCGGGGCCGGTACTTTTTGAAGGTGGCCTCTTCGCTGCCATTCTTGGCCACCACATAGTCACCTGGGCGCGGTTGTTCATCAGGGTCGATGATGACCAGGTCCCCTTCATTGAACACTGGGTTCATGGAACGACCACGGATCCAGAGACCAAAGCCACAGGGCCCGATATCGACGCTGGCCGTCACATATTCGACATTGCCATCAAAGGTGGTGGCCTGCTCACAAATCTCGCGCCAGTTCCCTGCCTGCACATAACTGAGGATCGGGATACGGTTCCCCTGGGGAATCACCGCCGGCTCGACATTGTGATAACCAGCCAGGTTTGTCCCTGTCCCCCCAACTGCATCTCCCCCGAAGAGCAACCATTCTGGCTTTACGCCGAGAATTTCAGCAAGCCTAACCAGGTTGTTACCTTTGGGTGAGGTGTCCCCCCGCTCCCATTGGCTTATAGAGACACGGTTTATCCCCAGCTTTTTAGCCAAGGATTCTTGGGTCAAACCGTGGACTAGTCGTTGTGATTTTATGCGCGAATGTATGTTCATGTAAGTTATCTTACAGAACGACTCCGGAGTTTTTACTTCCTTTTTTGGTAAGTTTTTGTTGCTTTTGCCAGTAGGCGAGCTTGCATTCTCTTCCATTAGGTAAGTCAACTCATCTGGGGAACGTAAGAAAATGAAAAAGAATGAAGCCATAAAACACTACGGTGGCGTTGTTCAGTTAGCTGCCGCCCTCGGTATCAAGCCTCAGTCTGTTTCTCAGTGGGGTGACACCATCCCCCAAGGCCGCGCTTACCAGATTGAGCTACTGACCGGCGGCAAGTTGAAAGCCGATCAGCCCCACGCCGCGCAAGGCCGCGCGTAACTCACACCGCAGGAGGCAACCATCCATGATCATCGCCCCCATCCATATCGATACCCCGGTTTGCACGGTCGAGAGCTTCTCCGAGCGCACCGGCTTGACCCAACGCACGGTGGAGAACTACGTGCGGGCCGGGCGCATTCCCATCATGCCCAAGCAGGGCCGCGCTGAAAAAGTGCTGATCAATCTGGTGCTCTACACCCAGCAGGCCATGAATCAGCCGGGCCTGGCACCTACACCGGCGCCAGTGCGTCGTCCCAAAGTGTCGCGCAAGCAGAAGGATGAAAGCCATGTTTGAACAAACTTGCAGCAAACATCCGCATTTTGAGTCTGCTTGCTCCCGTTTTGCCGCCGTTCACTCCCTTGCAGAAGTGGCCCGTGCTGCCGGTATTGGCGAGCAGCTGCTGCGCAACAAACTGAACCCGGCACAACCGCATCAACTCACAGCCCGGGATCTGGTGGCTATCTATCACGCCACCGGTGACGACACCTTGTTTGACGGTCTGCTGTTTGACTGCCAACTGACAGCGGTTCGGCTGCCAGCCACAACGCCCGTCGCCCCCGAGGCACGTGCCCAGCAGGCACTCAATGCGGGGGCCCAGATCCTGGGTGTCACCGCTCAGGCGACCACGCTGCTTGCCAGTGACCGCGTCACCAAATCCAACCGAAATACCGTCGTCTCCGGCATCTGGGCTGGCATCGAGCACCTGGTGCTGCTGGCTACCGAGGTCGAAGACCGCTTTCACGCCGTCCCTGGTCTTGCGTGTGCTGCCGACATGGCCCGCGCAGCCCTCGGCGCATAGGAGACCAGACCATGAGATTGATTTGCCCCCATTGCGGATCTCGCGCCAGCACCCGCACCTCCACCCGGATGAGCCCGCTGTGCGGCATTGCCACTTACCAGTGCAGCAACGTGGAGTGCGGCCACACCTTCAAGGCAGGGTTCGAGATCATCGCGACCATCAGCCCCAGTGCCATGCCCAACCCGGCCATTGTGCTGCCCATGGTCCCGCGCAGGGCGAAGGCGGTGAGCCAATGAGCAAGCTGCGCGCCGAGCAGACGGGCCTGATCCCGCTGCCGTTTTTGCTGTTCACCCGCGCCACGGTCGTCACCGATAACGACGAGCCGGTGCTGCGCAACACCACCCGTTTTGATGGCAGTTATCTGGAAGACCAGCACGGCCGCCGCGGCGCCTTGCGCTTCCAGTCTGCTTGCCAGCCGCGCCGCCACTGGCTGGCCAGGCTGCTACAGGCATAACCGGAGGGCCGCCCCATGAACACCGCACAGGTTATCGAGCTCGTTCAACAGCCAAGCGCCAAAGACAAGGCGCTGTCAGAGATGCGCGGCCTGTTTGGCCGCAATGGGGCGGCCAGCCGCTGGTCACGCCTGCCGGCACGGACTCGCGCCGTCATCTGCTACGCCGCCGGGTTATCAACCACCTACGGCGGCCGCGAGCTGGCTCAGTTCGACATTGAACAACAGGAGGCACTTCGCCTCGCCCTAGGGGAGCTGCTCGCCACGCTGCATGAGTTTGATGGCGGCGTGCTGGACCGCCGTGAATGGCACCGCCCCACTGGCCGTGAGGTGCCGACCGGCAGCGAGCGGGAGCAGGCAGAACACCAGAACAAGCAGCGCGCCTTGCTTAACGAGAAGGCGAGCTCATTGGAAGGCCGCATCGCGGCGTTGAGAAGAGCGGCCAGGAACGGCCAATAAGGAGACAGACCATGCACAACATCCAGCAATTAACCATCAGCGACATCGCCAGCCGTTTCGAGAAAGCCTTGATTAATACGCCGAGCAGTGAACGGGAAGTGCGAGCAAAAGAGCTGGCGGCAGAGGCAAACAAACAGGCCAGCGCGGCGGGCGTTCAGATCGACTTCGGTCTCTACATTCCCAAAGCACTGTCGGCCATTGAGCGGCATGAAGGGGCACAACAAAGCGGCCACTGAGGCCGCTAAAGGGAGGGTTATTTAGTCACCACGAAGTGACCATCTCGCCCTGTGCCTTGGTACTTGTCTCGCAGTCCCAGCCCACCCAGAAACTGGTCGATGGCGACAAAACTGCCCAATCCATAGGCTTTGATGGTGCAGTAAATCTGGCCGGACTCATTTTCAACGACCAGCGGGTAGTCAGGGCCATCGTCGACATCTTTCTTTACGAATTTGGCCAGTTGTTCGTGAAAAGCAGGTTTCGCAGCTTCGGGATGGTACTTGATGTCGAACATCACTCGCTCCTTGGAATGTATTGAAAACCTAAAGAAAAACCCCGCTTTAACGGTGTTACAGCACCAGCGGGGTTTCCATCAGCAACTGAGGTAACTGATATGCGCAATGTAGCGATTTCGAACGCACTACGCAATGTGAAGGAGTGCCATTGGCATCTGACCAAACTGGCACGGCGCCGCAATATGACTCGCTCCGACGACATTGCGGCACAACATCACGCCGCCAATGCACATGCCTGGCGCTCGCTCTGGCTGAACCTGAACACCAAAGGGGGCCGGCATGCGTGATGACCTGTTCGAACTGGAACCGCCGATCGACGAGCTCGGTGGTGGTGAATCTGGCCCAGCCCACATGCAGCCGCCAGCGCCAGTCAGCCAGCTGACCAAGCATTGGGAAGTCGCCCAGGAAGAATTCAACACCTCAGGCAGCGATGCCCGCCGAAACCGCAACATCGCCCAAGAGCTGCTGGCCCTTGGCGCCATCCGCGCCGTGTACTGGCTGGCGCTGGGCAGTAACGAGGTTGCGCTGGCCAAACAGATTGCCGAGTGGTGGGCAGAGTGCGAACCGCTCCACGGACTGGGGGAGACCATCAGATGAGCCACCAACAACTGATCGACCAGTGGGTCGACAAAATGCTGAACGCCGAAGCGCGCCTGCATGGCCTGCAGCTTGACCTGGTCGAGCTGCGAGCAGATGGCCCCCATGGCCAGCGCACGCCGGCCAGAACCCATCTGACCTTGTGCCGCCAAGCACGCCAGGCCGCCCGTCAGGCATCGAGCAATATCCAGTCTCTCTACACCGGAGGCTCCATCTAATGACTCACCAGAAACCAGCCGGGCTTGCCCCGGCTTTGGGCATCGTGCGCCCTGCAAACCGCCCAGCCCCATCGCAAATGGTCACCCTGGAGCCCTGCACCAAGTGCCGGCAGATGGCGGTTTGCCTGCCGGTCACTGGCCGGCACGGTCGCCGTGCCTATCCCTACTGCGTTGAAACCTGCTGGCCACTGGCCCGCGCCGCCAGCGAAACCGTGGTGAAAGAAGAAACCGCCCGTATCTCGATGCGCTGCAGCTGCTGCGGCGAGTTCGGCCATGTGCGCCCGGTCATCCTGGCCGGAAACCGCCTCACCAGCCTCTCTTTTTGCGAGGCCACCTGCTGGTCTGATCGGCTGGCTGAGATGGAACTGGTACCGACCTGCAGCGATTGCGGCCGCTACCTGCAGCCCAACGAGTATGCAGACCGTAAATGCGGGGTGTGCAAGTGATCGACGCCATCACCAACCTGCACGGCATCCAGCTCCCCCAGCACTACCTGGTCGGTCACCACGCCATCAACATGGCCGGCGCAGCTGAACAGCTGGCCCGCATCGAGTGGCACGTTGCCAAGCCGCTGGCCAAACACTACCTGCACCGCTACCCGGCCAACCACAAGACCGCCAACATCTGGCTGCGCCGCATGGTGGATGCCTGCGCCGCCGCCCAAAACCGGTTCCCGGTTCCGGTGATCGACCTTCGCAACGATGTTCGTCGCGAGCTGGTCGCCGCCGAGTGGGCGCGCCGCTGTCAGCAGTTGCTGGCACGGGCCGGCAACGAGTACACCGCCGCCGAGCTACTGGTTGAGATCGGCTCTCAAGCAAAGGCGTGGCACTTCTGCCCCACCCTGCCGGTTCACCCACGCACCAAGGTAGAACACCTGCTGGGCCGCCCACTGAGCCAAGAAGAGCGCGACAAGCTGACCGACGAGGTGGACAAGTTCGAAGGAGCCGCCGCCAGCCTGCTGGTGCGCCTGCTCGATGAGTCCTGGTGGCTGCGCAAGATCAATCGCGCCTGGGCCATCTACTGCGAGCTGATTGCCATCCTCACCGGACAGGTACGCAAGGGGGTCAGCCCCTACGCCAGCGCCCACGCGGTGCGCGAGTTCACCCAGCGCAAGGCGGCACAGCAGGCCTGGATGGCGGGCATGAGCGCCGTCAACGAAGAGCTGGGGCAAGAGATTGACCTGGCTGACGCGATCATGGCGTCGGTCGCCAATCCGGCGATCCGTCGTCATGAGCTGATGGTGCGCATGCGCGGCTTTGAGGACATGGCGCAGGATCAGGGCAAGTTGGGTCTGTTCCTGACCCTGACAGCTCCCTCCAGCTATCACGCGTGGCGCCAGGGCAGCAAAGATACCAACAAGACCTACCAGAACGACAAGTTCAACGGCGCCACCCCGACCGAGACTAACCGCCTGCTGTGCAAGCAGTGGGCTCGCTTTCGGGCGGCGCTGGCCCGCGAGGGGATCATGGCCTTCGGCTTTCGGGTGGTCGAGCCACACCACGACGGCACCCCGCATTGGCACTGTCTGCTGTTCATCAACCCAGAGCATCAGCGCGACTTTCTGACCCTGCTCGCCTACCACTTCACCGCCGCCGAACGAGCCGAGCTCAAGATGCCCAACGGCGACCAGCTCGACGCGCTGGCCGAGCTGAAAATTCGCAACAAGATGCCACGCATCAAGTGGCTGCTGAACGTAGGAGATCCGACAGTGGTGAAGGCCATCAACCCAAGGGTCAACTGGAAGCTCATTGATGAGAGCGAAGGCAGCGCCACCGGCTACATCGCCAAATACATCGCCAAGAACATCGACGGCCACAAGGTCGGGATGGACTACGAGGCAGAAGCACCCGTCGACCACACCACCATCGCCGTGGCGGCCTGGGCCAGCTGCTGGCGCATCCGTCAGTTTCAGCAGATCGGTGGCCCTGCCGTGAGCGTGTGGCGCGAGCTGCGCCGTCTTGGGGACGAGGTGATCGAGTGGGATTGCATCCTCGAAGCCGCCCGCACCGCAGCAGACAACAACCGCTGGGGCGACTTCATCGACGCCATGGGTGGTATCGACCTGCCCCGCAAGGAGCACCTGATCCGCCTCTCCAAGCGCCTCGATAAAGCCGCCAACAAATACGGCGAGGACGTCCTCAAGCTGATGGGGGTGATCACCGACATCGGCCAGACCACCGCCGTCACCCGCACCGAGGGCTAGCAGATAGTGCGCAAGGGTGTCACCGGGTCGGGTTTGGGCGAGCAGCGCGAGCCTGCAGTGGGCGAGCGCAGCGAGTTGCAGTCAGGCGGCGGCAGCCGCCCCCCTCGGAGTTCTGTCAATAACTGTACGAAAGGATCCAAATCGGGGGTTAAAGGATCCGCTCTGGCTAAAGAGCTGACCCGAATGGGGCTTGATGTGAGTAACGAAGACCTGCTGCTACAGGGCTGCATCATCAACGCCGACGGCCAATATGTGCGACTGGTCGGCGATCGGCTGATTGTGACCCGCACCTGGCCGGGTGCCGGCGATGCCGTGGCCGACCAGCTGACCGCCGAGGTCGAGGCAGAACAGGCCAGCAAACGGGCCGCCAGCAGC